CGCCAGCGCCCGGAGAGCGTCGTGATCGATGGTCTGCTTGATCGCCGCGAGGACGGGCTCGATGGCGGCCTGCGCCTGCGCCTCGGTGAGCTTGGCGGCGAGCCCCTGCAGCCCCTGCGCCAGCGCCCGGAGAGCGTCGTGATCGATGGTCTGCTTGATCGCCGCGAGGACGGGCTCGATGGCGGCCTGCGCCTGCGCCTCGGTGAGCTTGGCGGGGAGCGCCTGCAGCCCCTGCGCCAGAGCCCCGAGAGCGTCGGAATCGGTGGTCTGCTTGATCGCCTCGAGGATGTGGTCGATGGCGGGCTGCGCCTGCGCCTCGATGAGCTTGGCGGGGAGCGCCTGCAGCCCCTGCGCCAGCGCCCAGAGAGCGTAGTGATTGGTGGTCTGCTTGATCGCCTCGAAGATGTGGTCGATGGCGGGCTGCGCCTGCTCGTCAGTGAGCTTGAGAGGGAGCGCCTGCAGCCCCTGCGCCAGCGCCCGGAGTTCGTTTGGATCGGTGGTCTGCTTGATCGCCGCGAGTAAGTGGTCGATGGCGTCCTGCGCCTGCGCGTTGGTGAGCTTGGCGTGGAGCGCCTGCAGCCCCTGCGTCAGTGCCCGGAGTTCGTTTGGATCGGTGGTGTTCTTGAACGTGTCGAGGATGCGCTTGATGGCGTCCTGCGTCTGCTCGTCGGTAAGCGGCCGCAACCCGAGCGCGCGCAATACGGCCACGGGACGGCGCCCGAATCGTTTCTCGAGGTTTGGAGCCGCTTCCGGGGGGACGAGCAGTTGGATGCCCAGTGATTTGTCAACCCAGGCCACGAGTAGCGCGCCGCCATCGTAATACCTCCCGGTAAGCGGGGCGAGGAAGCCGTCACGCGCGTCACTATGCTTCGCGACCTGCCAAAGCCCATCGACGTCCGATGAGTTCAGGGAGTCCCCCGAGAATTCGAGTGCACTCCAGGCGCTCCCTCCCAGCATCTCCCGGGCCGCAACGGTCTCAACGTAGGCGTAGCCGGCCGCAAGGACGGCGAGACATGTCATGAGACCGAAGACAATGGCGAGCCGTAGTACCCGTCGGAATCTGCGCCGCTCCACACGAAGTCGCACGTTTCCATTGAACTCATCGCGCCAGCGCAGGACCGGGGGACCCAGCACGTCGTGGAACAGTTCGAATGCATCCTCACCATTCGCCTTGACCGGCTTGAGCAACCGCGTCTCGGTCGGGGTCAGGTTCCGCAGCACCGTTTTGACACGGTCCTCGTCCACGGTCGCGCGGCTGTCCCGATCCTCATTGACTTGCTTAGCCAAGTCTTTGGTCGGATAGGCGATCTTGGTGCCGCTGCTGGTGACAAGATAGCGGAAAATGGCGGCGCAAAGCGCCTGGTCCTGGTCGCTCAGCCTTTCCAGTGTCTTGTCGACGTGGTCACGGGCGATCTGCTCCACCCCACCCAGCTTTTTCGTCAGCGTTTCACCCCGCAACGCCGTCGCGGTTCGGCCACCTTCGGCTTCCCATAGCTTCGTCAGTGCCAGCTGAAGATACGGGAGTTCGATGGGTTTCTCGCGCTGCGGGCCGCTGGCGCCGATCGGTCCCCGCAGCTGGCCGATGACCGTGTCGGCGAGGGCATCGTCAACCGCGATATGCGTCGAATAGTCTTCGTTATAACGCTGGATCGGGCCGCGAACGGCCTGTCTGGCGTCCGCTTCGTCCAGATGATCGAGCCGGATCGTCGTCTCAAGAATTCCCGGAACAGTCGCGCGCAGCTTATCCAAGAGGTGCAACGAGTCGTCGCGCAGCGAAATGAGCACGTGCACATCAAGGTCCCGCCGGGCGAGCAACGCGCCCAGCGCCTTTCCGGCCGAGGTGAGCAGCAGATTGTCGGTGATATAAAGAAAAAATTCCTCGAACTGATCGAGTATCAGGAGCAGCGACCGCGGGGTCGTGCTCAGCCTGTCGACCGCCTGACGCAAGCGCGCGTGGCGCTTATTGTCCTTCGTGCCGGTCGGAGCCGGGTCCCGGAGCGCATCGATGCATTGTTTGATCGAGCTCGGATCCTGCCAGTCGCGTTGCGTGGCGATCATCCACGGCGCGCGAGCCTTCAAAACGATGGGCAGGCCGACATTGAGAACCGAGCTCTTGCCGACCCCGCTTGGCCCATGCAGGACGGTGATCGGCCGAGATACGATGTGGTCGGCGATGACCCGGCTGTCCAGATCGCGCCCGAAAAAGAAGCGCTCATATGCCTTCTCGAACGGATCGAGGCCGACATACGGGCAGTCGCGCGGGTCAGCGGCGGAGCCGGTCAAGTTCCGCCACCAGCCGTTCGGAGAATTCAAGTAACTCCACTGGGTAGATGTTAAGACTTTGCCTTTTCCAGAGCATTTGCTCGGTGTCGCTGCGGCCCTTCACGATAGCCCAGTAACGCGGCACCCCCTCTGAGGATTTCACAGGAGGTGTAGCCCTCTTCGGCGCTGCCAGGAGTTTACTCAGGATCACGCGGACGTTCCAATCTTCCAGGCTGTAGCCAAGGAACAGGAGATTCTTACCCCGCATCATGTTATCGATGTAAACCGGAATGTAATTGCCGGAATCGCGGCCGAGATAATCGACGTAGTCTTCCTCGGTGATCAAATAACTTTCGTCACTCCCTTTGCGATCGATGCTGCCATGCATCTTGAACAGGATCGGCTTAGTCTGCTCTCCGCTATGCGGTGTGGCCAACCGCTTAGCAAGATCCTTTCCCATGCGGTCTATCGGCTCCAGGGTCCCATCACTATTCCTGAGCGCCAGTCCATTTATCTTATCCACCAGGACGTGCGGATCGCGCGCCTCTAATGCCTGTTCGAGCAAGTCGTCGTAGTTCGTAGTGACGTACAGCTTGATGCAATCGATAGCGGCGAGCGCTTTGTGGAGCGCGCCCGGCTCTGTCTTTACCTGGAATGCGTCGCGGAGTGTGCTGTAAAGGATAACACGATCTGCTTGCTCCAAAAAGAAAGAGGCGATTAGTGCCAGGCCCGGCGGCCCGCCGAGGTAATCGCTCAACACCGGCTCCAATTTGGCCTTGATGTCATCCCGGAGTTTGGCCTTGATGTCATTCTGGACGTTCGGCACCGCATTGGCCGCCGCGTCCGCTAGGCCCGACAGCGCGGCTTTGTACGCCTTATCAGTCTCACCATAGGCGGATTCTCGCGCGAGAACTTTCGCCAGCTCGGATCCGAACGGTAGGAACTTGGCTCCGAGGTCCCACGACGGCGCTTTGTCCGGCCGATACACGGCCGACGCCGCCGCGCCGAAGAAGGGCACGACCGTCCCTCTCAACAGCCCACCCGCGATCAGCGGGTATGGCGGTTCCAGCTCGCTCATGGGGGTGGCCTCGCATTAAACGAACCCATTGTCATCCGCTCCGCACTCGTCCCAACGCGTCTCCGACCAGGGTCAAGAGAACGTCTGGGCGGTGGGTGACGCCGAACGCGCCTGCCGGGGTGCCGGCGTCCGGCTTCGGTTCGCCCACATAGAAAATTACCGGCAAGGTAATCCCCGTGGTGGTCGATCCTATAACGCCACGGAATGTCTAGTATGTAGCTAAAAACACCAGTCACATCAGTACCTTACTAAGCCGCTCCGGGTCCTCCGGGGCGGCTTTTTTGTTGCACGGAGGCTTCCGCGTAAACCCTTGAATTTCCACCATTTCCGATCAGTCCCCGGCAACTCCTTGCGGCACGATTGCAGCATAGATAGGGTTTTGCTCTTGTTTTGTTTACGGGGGCGGCACCCATGGAGCGGTTGTCACCGTTGGCGATGTTGCGGCATTTCACCAAGCAGCGAGCGCTGACACTCGGCCAGGCCCGCAGCGTCTTCCGTGCCGAGCTTCTCGCCGGCAAGCATCAGCCGCGCGGCATCCGTTTCGTCTGGTGCCGCTCGGGACAACCTCTTCTTACCCGGCATGCGGCATCAACCATCCCCGGCGGCTGGACCTATGTCGCCGCACTAGACGGGGCCTGCTGGGAGCCCGCATTGAACCCTCCCGATGATGAGGCCGTCCCCGGAGGGTTTTTGACACTGGCGGCGGACGAGAACGGGTTTGACGACGCCGCTGCGATCATCACTGCCCAGGGGACGCAGTATCGCCACGTCACTTATTCGTCCGAGGAGCCGGTATCGACTCACCCGCCGGCGGTCGATCCCTATTACGAGGCGCGTCGCCGCCGCCGGAGGGTGGTACAAAGCATCAAGAGCGCCGGCAAGGTGCCTGCCTCCCCCGACTATCCTGTCAGGGTTTTTATAGAAGACGTCGCCCGGGGGTGCGAGCTACCTGTCGGCATTAAGGTGCCCGGCTTTAATCGCAGAACTCTGCAGCGGATATTTGATAAGTCATTGAAAAACTGATGCGCGTCTATGCGCATTAAACGTTAGGTGCGCATCTATGCGCATTTGAGCGCGCATCGCAGATTTACGAGACTTTCCGCCAGCATCAATTAGCGTGCTGACGGAAGCCAATGACTAACATTATGCATCGCCACGCCGGCGGGATCGCCTTACGCGTATTAGGCGAGGACAACCCGAAAAACCGCCGCGTCGTGTTTTATTGGGCGTCCGAGATCCCGCCCGAGCAACGACCGTTCCCAATCCACAAGGACGGCAGAACGATCTTCGCCTGGGAACACGACATTCCTAAGCAAAGGTTCTCAGCCGAATCGTAAAAAAAACTCCGGCATCGCTCTCGCGAAAAGACGAGCCATGATCGTCGGCGTCGACCCAGGCCTCTCCGGTGCGCTGTTCTTCCTCGACCCGGACCATCCTTCGACCGGCGAGGCGGTCGATCTTCCGGTGCATATTTTGACGAGAGGCGGAAAGAAAAAGCGCGACCTCGACATCGCCGGGCTGAGCGGAATTCTCGCAACACGCCGGCTGACCCATGCCTTTATCGAACAGGTGTCGTCGATGCCGGGGCAGGGTGTGAGCGGAGTATTCGCATTCGGCAAATGCTACGGCGTCATCCTCGGCGTCATCGCTTCGCTCGGCATCCCGTCAACGCTGGTTCCACCAGTCCGGTGGAAGCGCACGCTTCATGTACCCAAGGCAAAGGACGGGGCCCGCGCCAGGGCCTCTCAGTTGCTCCCCGAGGCGGCGTCTCAGTGGCCGCGGGCAGGCCACCACGGCCGGGCGGAAGCGGCGCTCTTGGCGCTCTACGGGGCTCGTCAGCTCGGCGGTTCGGCTGACCAGGGTTATGCCGTCACCTGGCAGGGCGAGGCACGGCCGTGAGCCGCCGCCGCAACGTGATGCGCGAGATCCGCCGCGCGCAGCGCGACCCGTTCAAGGTCCACCTCAAAGCCACGGCGCCGCACACGCCCGACCGCAATCAGCTGTCGCTGCCGTTCTTTGGTCGGTGGCCCGAGGACCAGATCGACCTCGAGGAATACCTCGCCGCTCTACCGGGGAAGCGGGCGTCATGACCAAGGCCGAGCTGGAGAAACGGCTTGCGGAGAGCAACGCCCGCATTGCCGGGCTGCAACGTCAGATCGCCAACCACCGCGCCTGCATCGCCGAGCTCGAGAAGCTAAACGAGCAGATCGAGGAGAAGCTCGACGCTCGCGAGGATCAGGACGAACGCGAGGCCGAACTCGGCATGCAGTTCGCGGCCCTATGTCGGACGCTCGACGAACATTCCCCGCTCCGCCGTCTGCCGATCGCGCTGCGGTTTGAATTCGAGCGCCTGGCCGAAGAGCTCGGAGCGCCGCGGTCGTGGCGTTGAGGCTGGTCACCGCCGTCGAGCGCCTCGCCGAGAGCGAGCGCAAAGTCTCGATCGTGGTCGTCGGTCGCGCCAAGGTCGGCAAAACCAGTTTGTTGGTGGGTCTGCCGTCCGACAGCACGCTCGTCCTCGACTTTGAGGCCGGTCTGAAATCCGTCGAGGGGCGCTGGGACGGTGACAGCGTTACGCTCCGTTCCTGGCTCGACGCCATTAATATCATCTGCCTGATTGCCGGCGCCGATCCGGCGAGACCCGCCGACCAGACCTTCTCAGTCGCGCATCACGCCTATTGCGTCGAGACCTTCGGCAAATTCGTCGAACCCGCGAAATACCGCACGATCTTCGTCGACTCGATCACCGACCTGACGCGCGTCGCGATGGCGTGGGCCCAGCTGCAGCCGGCTGCCTTTAGTGAGCGCGGGCGACCCGATCTGCGCGGTGCCTACGGTCTGTTGGGTCGCGAGGTGGTCGCGGTCCTAAAGCATCTCCAGCACGCACCCGGCAAAAACGTGGTCTTTGTCGGCGGTCTCGATCGCCGTCTCGACGATTTTGGCCGCGAGATCTACGAGCTCCAGACCGAGGGTCTCAAGGTCGGCAGCGAGTTGCCGTACATCGTCGACGAACTCGTGACGATGAGCGATTTCGACTACGACGCCGCCACCGACACCTGGTCGCACAATTTCGGCAAAGGCGAGTATCGGGCCTTTTGCTGCCGATCGCCGAACCCGTGGGGCTTACCCGCCGGCGACCGCAGCGGCCGTCTCGGCCAGATCGAGCAGCCGCACCTCGGCCGTCTCATCGAAAAAATCAACGGTACCATCCCCAGCAAGGAGCAAGCGACATGACGATCAATTTCAACGACGCCGAGCCGCAGCGCGGCGATCTGATCCCTGATGGCGTCTTCTGCGCAGTGAAGGCGACGCTGCGTCCCGGGGGCGAGAACATGGAGGGATGCGAAGAGCCCGATCTGGGCATCTTCAAGCTCTCGAACCGCAGCGACGCGGTCTACCTCGACTTCGAGTTTACCGTGCTGGCTGGGCCTCATGTCGGGCGCAAGCTATGGCAGAGCTTCACCGTCGCCGGCGGCAAGGTCGGCGAGGACGGGGTCTCCAAAGCGTGGCAGATCACCAAATCCACCTTTCGGGCGATCATCGACTCGGCACTCGGTCTCGACCCGACCGACAAGTCTCCCGCCACCAGCGCAAAGCGCGCGCTGCGCGGCTTTCGTGATCTGGATAACCTCGAATTCGTCGCCAAGATCGGCGTCAAGCCCGGCGAGCCCGCGCCCGACGGCACCATGTATCGCGACAGGAATGTGATCGCCTACGTGGTCGAGCCCACCGAACCGCAATGGGCGGCAATACGTGCCGGCAAGGAAGTCCCGGCCGCACCGTCGCGGTCCGCCGCAGCGCCGGCCGCCGCAGCGCAGCCAAAGCCGGTGTGGCAACAGCAAACCCCGGCCGCACCTCCCGCTTCCGCGCGGGCCGCCGCACCGCAGGGCCCGGCATGGCTGCGCGGCGAGACCGGGTAGAGCGGCGGCCGTCGCCGTCGCCCTACCGGCAGGAACAGGACGAGTGGGACCGCCAGCTATGGAAGGCCACTGGACTGGCGATCGGTCAGTGGCTCCTCGACGCCAATATCAATCTGAGCCGGCCGATCGCCTCGCTGACTCAGGCGGAACTGACGGGCATGAGCTGGGCGGCGATCGCGAGCTACCACAAGCTTCGCCAACAGCGGGCATCGGAGCCCGGCCCGCCGCCGTTCGACACGCTGGCCTGACCAGCCTGGAACAGGTCTGCGTCGTTTGTCGGCGTCAGGCTACGAGCGAGCGGTACCAATGGGCGAGCAACATCTACCCGTGCTGCTCGCCGCAATGCGTCGAGGTCGTAGCCGGACTAATCCGTCGCGCGTTGGACAGGTTCATCACCGAGGAGATTGGCGAATTGGCCGGACTGACTCACATGGAGCGGGAAGCGATCAGGGCCGCCCGGCAGTCGCTTTACGAGGCGCTGGTCGAGATTGGCGTCGCCGATGCCTTCGACGCCTGCACCGCCGAGCAGATCGATCGTGTGATCGAGGCTGTGTGGAACGGATTGCGGGCAGCGATGCATCGGCAGTCGGCGCATGGTGACGTGCCGTTTTGAGCGTCGATCTCAATCACGGCAGCGGTTGCGTGCCGGGCCGCACGACTTCCGCCGTGACATTATTGCTCGGCGCCGGGATCAACCGCCGGATCGACGCCGGTCTCGCCGCGGCGCGCGCCGCCGAACCGCGACGCGCTCGTCTGGGCGCATCGATGCTGGCCGATCCCTGTGCGCGCCGCGTCGCCTACCAATACCGTGGCGAGCCGGCGCCGCCGCTCGACGGCAGGGCATTGCGGATCTTCGCCGCCGGCCACGCCGTCGAAGACCTGCTCGCGCAATGGATCAGGAATGCCGGCTTCGACCTGATCACCATCGATCCGCGCACCGGCGGGCAGTTCGCCTTTAGTGACGGCCCGCTCGAGGGCCATGCCGACGGCGTCATCGTCGGCGGTCCGCAGCTCGGTTTCGCCTATCCTCTGCTGTGGGAGAGCAAAGGATTGAACGATCGGTCGTGGTCCGATTTGGTAAAACGCGGATTGCGGCTTTCGCGACCGATCTATTACGGCCAGGTCAGTCTCTATATGGCCTATTTCGGCCTCGACGCGTGTCTGTTCACTGCACTGAACAAGAACAGCTGCGAGATCTGGCACGACCTGGTCGGGTTCGACATCGCCGAGGCGGCGCGGCTGATCGATCGCGCCGCCGACATTGTCCGCGGTCGGCTGCCGTCGCGCCTCGACGAACCTGCCGGATACTGCAGCTACTGCGAGTTCAAAACCCCTTGCTGGGGACCGGATGGGATAAATGTCTGACGACATCGTTCTGACCGACATGCAGGCCGCCGCACTGCGCGACGCCAAGCATTGGTTTAATAATCGCACCAAGGAGCAGCAGGTGTTCTCGATCGCCGGCTATGCCGGGACCGGCAAGAGCACGATCGTCAAATTTCTCGTCGACGACCTTGGTCTCGGCGACGACGAGGTGGTCTACGGCACCTTCACCGGCAAGGCGGCTTTTGTCTTGCGCAAGAAGGGGACGCCGTGCCGAACGATTCACTCGCTGATCTACCGCGTGCACGAGGCAAGCGAGGCCGAGATCGCCGAGGCGCGGCGGAAGATCGAGGAATTGGAAGCCGCCGCGCTGAAGCTCGTTGGCGTCGATCGTGCTGCCGCCGATCAAGAGGTCGCGGCATTGCGTCTCCAGCTCAAAGAAATGCGTCAGCCACGCTTTGGGCTGAACGACGAGAGCGAGGTCCGCGATACGAGGCTGGTGGTGCTCGACGAAGTCTCGATGGTCGGCGACGAGATGGCGGACGACGTCCTTTCCTTTGGCAAGCCGACGCTCGTACTCGGCGATCCGGGGCAACTCCCGCCGATCAGAGGGACAGGTGCGTTTCATCGTCGCGAACCCGATGTAATGCTCGACGAAATTCACCGGCAGGCCGCCGAGAGCGCAGTGATTCGGTTGGCCACGTTGGCGCGGCTCGGCGAGCCGATTCCATACGGCCAACACGATGAGTTCGTCTGGAAGATGCCGTCGCGCGGCGTCACCCCCGCCGAGCTGTTGCGCGGCGGTCAGGTTATCTGCGGCAAGAACGCCACACGGTTTGAGTTGAATAATGCGATACGCCGCGCCGCCGGCTTTGGCGGTCTGCTGCCGACCGGGCCGGGTGAGAAGATCATCTGCCTAAAAAACAACAATGCGCTCGGCTTGCTGAACGGCATGTTTGTCGAGCTCGACGCCATCGAGCATCTCGACGACGAGCGCTGCCGTGCCGTCATCACAACCGAGGAAGGTCAGCTGATCGGCGGCCGCGACAGCAAAGGAAAGCCGCACCGGCTGTCGATCTACGCCGGCCACTTTCTCGATCATCAACACCACGATCCGCAACGCGACGATCGCGACTGGCGCATCAAGAAACGTCTGATCGAGGCGACCTACGGCTGGGCCATCACGTGCCACAAAGCGCAGGGTTCGCAGTGGGAGAACATCATCGTCGTCGACGACCAGTGGGGTCGCAGCAGGGAAGACCGCTCGCGCTGGCTTTATACGGCAATAACCCGCGCCGAACAGGGGCTCGTCATTCTCGATTAGCAAGGGTCGAACAAGAGGACCGCAAATAAGGAGGAGGACGAAAATGAGCCGGACCGACGGCGGCGATCAAGCGGCATTGCTCGGTGATCTTTTCGAGCGCGGCATCAGGAAAATCTGGGAAAACAGCCTGCGCCGCGGCGGCATCGAGTCGCGATCGCCGGAAGCGGTCGCGGTTCTGACGGATATCGTGGCGGCAGTTTTTGACCAGCTTTTCGGCGGGCGCGGCAACGCCGAAGATTGGCAACAGGCGCGTGCCATTTTCGCCGAGCGCGGGCTAGAGTTGACGGGCGGCGAAAATGGCGGGCCGCTCGAGCTGGCGTGGCTGCCGAGGCACTGAATGATCGCCGGTATCGATCCCGGTCTTGCTTCACCGATCCGACACCAGGGGAAGGCCCGCCGATGCTCGATCTCAACAAGGACGATCAGCGCTATGACCTCGACGCCCTGGCCGTGGGATTGGCGCGCTGCGCCGAGCGCTGGGTCCCCGAGATCTTTGCCAACGGCCGGATCGAGGGTGACGAGCTGCGCCTGGCCAACATCGCCGGTGCGGCCCCGCGCGATCAAGGCAGCTGTGTCGTCTATCTGACCGGCGAGCACGCCGGCGAATATTACGATTTCGCCGTCAAGCAAGGCGGCGGCCCGCTGGCGACATTAAAAGCCGGAACCGGTCTCGGCGGCCGGGCGTTGCTTGCCAAGGCCGCCGAGCTGGTCGCCCGTTGCGACGGCCTCGCGGCCAAACCGAACGGCCGCCGCAAGGGCTCCGCGGAGGACCATCTCGCCGAGGCGGCGTTTATCCTGGCGCACTGCCAACCGGCCGTGGGCAGCTTGGTCGAGGTCTACTTTGCCGCGCGCGGCCTGACATTGCCGGCGACCGACGACATCCTGTTCCATCCTGATCTCACCGACTGGCAGGCAAAGCGTGGACGGCCGGGCATGGTCGCGCGCATTCGCCATCCCGACGGCACGCCGACCGGCGGCGTCCACCGCACCTATTTGCGCCCGGACGGCTCCGCCAAGGCCGACGACATGCGCCAAGCCAAGATGATGCTGGGCCCCTCCGACGGTGGTGTGGTGATGCTGGCGCCGAAGGGCCAGCACGGCGTGCTCGGCGTCGCCGAGGGCATCGAGACCGCTGCCGCCGCCGCGACGATGTTTGCCGGCGTTCCGGTCTGGGCGGTATTGTCGGCGGGCGGTCTGCGCAAATTCGGCGCCTGGCTCGCGACGGATCTGCATGCGCTGCGCCGGCTGCTGATCTTCGCCGATGCCGGACCCGTCGGCGAGAGTGCTGCGGCCGAGCTCTACGCCGAGGCGAAGGCCGCCGGTCTCGACGCCGAGGTCTATCTGCCGCGCGGCGGCGACGACCTCGCCGACGATCTGGCCAAAGGGCTGGCCCCAGCTCCGGTGGAACCCGCCGGAACGGGCAGGCGGCCGCTGGTGCGCATCGCCGGCGGCAATCTTCCGGCGATCGTCGACGACGCCGAGGCGGCTCTCGTTGCCAGCGATCCCGGTCTTTATCAGCGCGGCGACTTTATCGTCAGGCCGGCGCCGGCGGTGATCCCGATCGCCGACGACCGCAAGATCGTCGGCCTGCGCCTGGTCCCGGTCAGGGCCAATCATCTGGCCGAGCGCCTGACCCACTGGGTCGACTTTCAGCGTTTCGACCTGCGCTCGAAGAAGTGGCTGTCGATCGATTGCCCGCCAAAGATCGCGGCAACCTATCTCGAACGCGTCGGCGCCTGGCGCTTGCGCATGCTGACCGGGTTCACCGTGTGTCCGACGTTGCGTCCGGACGGATCGATCCTCGATCGACCCGGCTGGGACGAGAGCACCGGGATCCTCTATGCCCCGAGCGGCATCGACTACCCGCCGATCCCGGTCGGCCCAACTAAGGATGACGCTCGAGCCGCACTCGACAAATTGAAATCGCTGATCCGCGAATTCCCGTTTGTCGACGACGCCAGCCGCTCGGTCTCATTGTCGGGAATGCTGACCTCGGCCGTTCGCCGCTCGTTGCCGTCGGCTCCGTTGCACGCCTTCGACGCCCCGGTCGCCGGCGCCGGCAAGTCGAAACTGGCCGACCTCTGCTCGATGCTCGCCAGCGGTCACGAAGCACCGGTGATCACCCAGGGCGCCAACGAAGAAGAGCTCGAAAAGCGCCTCGCGGCGATCCTGCTCGCCGGCGACGCAACGATCAACATCGACAACTGCGAGGAGCCGCTCGGCGGCTCGTTCATCTGTCAGTGCCTGACGCAACCGATCGTCAAGGCGCGCATCCTCGGCAAGTCGCAAACGCCGACGGTCGCCAGCAACGCCACTTTCTTCAGCACCGGCAACAATCTCGCCATCATCGGTGACCTCGTCCGGCGGGCCATCCGAGGGCGGCTCGATCCGCGCTGCGAACGTCCGGAATTGCGCCGGTTCGAGACCCCGGACCCGGTGCTGACCCTCAAACGCGCCTGGCCCGAACACCTCGTCGCCGCGCTTACCGTATTACGCGCCTTCGACGTCGCCGGCAGACCGTCGAGCGGCATACCGCCGGGCTCGTTCGAAACCTGGTGGGGATGGGTGCGCGGCGCCCTGGTGTGGCTCGGCCAGGCCGACCCCTGCGACACCATCGAGAACATCCGCGCCGAGGACCCGCGGCTGACCTCGCTCTCGGTCCTGCTCGAACAATGGCATCGGGTGATGGGCGGCGACCCGACGACGGTCAAACAGGTGATCGACCGCGCCACCGACCCGATTCCGCGACAAGGCGTCGATCTCAACCAAAACCGACGCGAATATGTCCATCCCGAGCTTCGCGACGCCTTGCTAAATGTCGCCGGTAACGGCGGTTTTGTTAACGAAAGACAGCTCGGGCAGTACCTCTCTCGCGAAAAGCTCAGGATCGTCAACGGCTTGTATATCGCACAGGGGGAGTTCCGAGCGACCTGGCGGGTCATGAAACGCTGACCTGTTCAGGACATGCCCGTGGTTCCCGGAGTTTTTTCAGCCGTTATATGTAAACTCTCATTTTGATTTCTCTTGAAATGAGAGTTTGATCATGTGGGTAGGAAGAACCCCGAGAACCACAGGCATGACAAAAGCTCGACAAACCAAGGCGCCTGTCCAAAGCACGCCGATGCGCCGGACGAAATGGCCCTTTACAGGTTTCCCGAGGATGTCGCCTAACTCTTCCGCCATGCCCCCATCCCAATCCCTCATCATTCCCCTCGCTCAAATCCCCCCGTATCCCCGCATCCCATTTCCGCGCCTTCGTAAACAGCATCCCTTGCCTATAAGGTCTTGCCACCGTTCCCGGCCGAACTGCCGCAAAGTCCGTTGATGTCGATCCCTCACCCGGTAGGGCCGATAGCGAGATGCCCATCCAGCGCCCGCCGCAGAGGATTTCTGATGCCAGTCGGAGAAGAACTGCCTCAAACCGATCGCGGACATGCTCTGCTCCGGAAACCTCCAGCAAGCCCGCCGATACGTTAAGTCGCTAACCCGGACCGATGATCGGCAAAACCAAGTTGGTGGTCAGGAGAGGCTGGTAGAGCCGCGGCAGAGGATCGTGAAGCCGGTCCCGATAGAGCCAGATCAAGTGGACGGTCGATCGGTCTCGGGTTGAAGGAGCTTGTGTTACGCAAGCCCCCTCGGCGAAAAATTTTGGGTTTTTGAATCAATCCAATCTGCTCGTCGCCTTCCGGGCTGTGGCACGCGCGCGCGTGCTTTACACTGTGGCGTTATGGCGATGAACGAAGAATTCCGTCGTGCTATGGCGCAAGGTTGGGAAGAAGCCAAGAAGGCTAAGGCTAAGCGCCGTAAAGCAAACCAAGAGAAGTGGGCGCAGCGTCGCGACTGGAGCGACGATAATCAGCACAAGGTCGACGTTGCGATCGAAGCTAACGGCGCCGGCGGCTCGCGCTCGCTGGCGGCACTGCGAACCATCATGGCGGACCCGGATACGCCATTGCATCGCCGGCTCGACGCTGCCGAGGTCGTGCTCGCCTACGAATTGGGTCCAGGTGCAGCGGTCGGCGCTGACGTCGAACAGATAGCTGCCGGCAGCTACGTGTTCTTGAACACGGTGATCGATACGCCGGGGACGCCGGAAGCGCTGCGCTTTCGCTGTCTTAAGATGGTCGCTTCGGTCGAGAACGCGCGGGCCGCATCCAAGAACACGATAGCGCAAGACGCAGCCAAGCGCATTTTGGTACGCAATTTAGTCAATGCTGAACGGACTCGCGCTATTAGAGCGTCTGGCAACTGGCCCGAGGCGGTAAAAACCACTGCTTGGGCACTAACGTCTGTTGATACTTTTGAATGGCCTACAGGTTGGCCGGGAGATTGGTCTTGGCCGTTGGCCAGCTTCTCAGTGCTGCTCGAACAGGCGTTCGACGTTACAACCTTTCGCGAGCTATTGCTCTCGATCCGGGCGAGCAACAGACCTGATGATTGGGAGAAATTTCTGGCGCCGACATACCAGATCTTGCGATTCTGACCCTCTACAACCGGCGCAACTTCTGCGTATTAAGCTAAATCATTGATCTAGCTCGATAACCGTGTCGGCGCAAGATAGAAATGACACCCGGCGTGCAAAGTAGAAATGACACCCCCGTCGGGGGCGGCGCGACCACTCAACCGATGCGGCGAGGT